GTACTCATTTTTGAGGGGTCAGTCGTTACATTGCCACCTGATACGGTTTTAACAGGAGGCGGCGCACTAGATACCATCTTGGGTTTTGGTACATTTGTTCTTGCTGATAACTCACCAATGGCCATCAATTGTTGGCGTGGTGTTAATGCGGCAATCCGATATGCTTCGCTGATGTCTTTGCCTAACATATACGCGATTTCCGCGCCTTTTGGATGTTCTGCAACGGCTTCGAGCGCCATCGGTGCAAACTCAATACTAGCTATATTGCTAAAAGCTGCGTCAAAATCAGGAGCGACACTACGCACTTTGTCAACTTTAGCAACCCAATCTTGAGCAACTGCTTGTGCTTGGGTCTGTTCAGCTTGTTGGCTTTGTGCTGTCTGCTTCTCTAACTCTCTTTCGTACTTAACCACGGCACTAACATAACTATCCAAATTATCATACTTAGAAATATCAGGCTCTTGTAGCGTTGGGGCTGTTTGCGCTCTGAATGTTTCCAATTCTGACTTTAGTTTGTTAATTTCGGCTTGTTGTTCGTACTTTTGACGAGTAATTTTATCAATGCGCTTTTTAACGCCATTCGGTAGGCTTGAATAGTCATCTTCATCTTCTTGTTTATCGGCTTCAACTTTTTGCGCTTCTTTCGTTTCGCCTTCGGTTTCCACTTCTGCAACAATCTGATTATCAATAACTTCTTCGACCTGTGGTGATGAATCCACAACGACATCAGACTGAGTAGTATCACTCATGGGATTAGGTTTCCTTGATTCGGATTTACAAGCGTCTCACGACGACCTAGTTTTACTGTCTAGTAACAGTGATATAAACATAATCTATAACGGGTATTTAGTCAAATGATTAAGATAGCCTCGCCATTTTGTCACGGAATTTAATAAACTCGTCTAGTGTTATCCCGGGTTTAATCACGCATGGATTGCTGTAAATATCTTTTACACTATCTAGCATAACTTCCCCTACTTTTTCGATAAGTGCTTTATTTTGTGAAACGTAAGATTCGGCACTTATCACCCCTTGCTCATCCTGCTTACGTTGCCGCTTTTGAAGTTTCTTTAGCTTCTTTTTGGCTTTAACAATCATTTGCTTTGTAACAAATTGGCGCATCACATTACCTCGTCATTTTGTTGTAAGTCTGGCAATTGTACCCCCGACATATCACCACCGCCCATGTCATTTTGAGCCATTAAATCCATTGCCATTTGTTCATCCATCATTTGCCCTTCTTGCGTTAATTGGCTGTCGTCTTGCTCAAATTGTGGCTGAAACATTTCTTGCTGTTCGTGCTGATAACTTTCACCTTCTTCGGGCAATTCAGGCTGTTGAGCTGCATTAGCTAAAGCGTCGTTAATCAATGCCGCCACTTCATCCATTCCCATGCCGTAGTCCTTCGCAAGTTTGGCAAATTCAATCTCTGCTTTAACGTCAATCTCATATTTCTTGAGACGCAATTCATCGTCTTTGTCGTCCTTTTCAGCCTCAAGCATTTGAATGTGCTTGCCCATTTCATCAATCTGTTGCTTGCCCTGCTCGATCATTGCCTGTACTTCGGGCGGCAATTGTTTCTGTTCTCCGTTTTCATCTTCATTTTCTTGCAGTTGTGGCGGCAACATTTTTTTCATGCGCTCGGCAATTTCGTCAGCACCGTCCCAGTCCATCGCTTTGATAATCAAATCACCTGCTATTTGCATAATGGCAGGATTAACACGAGCAATTTCGACCATGCTATTTAACGCCTCAATACGCTTAGTGGCATAGCTTGCGCCTTGAGTCACAACTAAATCATATTTACCCACCGCCAAATCAATGTTTTTCGGCTCTCCTTTTTGCATCACCACTTGATTGATACGCTCTAGCTTTTTACTGCCATCACTACCCATGACTGACACAACACGCGCCGCGTCATAAATCTTAGGTATCAGGTCGATAATGATACGACCCGTCCACTTGATAGCCCGTGCAATGTTATCAATGTATGCAAAGTTGGCTGTGTCGCCTTTGCGTTGTTGAGCAAGAATAGCTCGTCCAGACTTCTCGTTATCTTGTTCGCCTAGTGATGCACTAAAAATACCTGTCGTTGACTTCATTTCGTCAACACACATTAACGCCGCTTCATTAGCGCCTTTATCAATAATTCCAGCGCTGATTCTGTCTGGTCTATTCGATCCTGGAACATCGTTTACAATCAAATACGGTGAGTTAGACGTTAGGCTTTCTTGCCATTGGTCTTCGTAGCCTTCAATCTGTTTTGCAGTCACTAAAACAGGAGCTTTCGGGGCTAATGCCTTCTGCTCAGTGTCAATTGTCCGCCAGTAGTTGTACATCCGTTGCGGGTCTTTAGCAAACCGCACAAGGCCGCGCAATGTACGCTTGCCGTCAACTAAATCCTCCTTGCCATTAACACCAACAATCGGCAAATACTTACCTGCCCAGTCGGTTGTTTCAAGAATACCTGCACCGCTCATCATGCAGCACTTAATTTTTGTGATGGTTGTCTCACGTTGATTAACGACATTAAAGCCTTGTTGTGGCTTCTCAAGTGTTACCTGGGTATTGCCTTCAAAATCCTGAACCGCATAGAGTGTTGCCTTTTCGTCAACTTTATGCCAATACTCAGCAACTATCACTTGGTCTTTATCAACAATCCAGTCGCTAGTAAAATCATCGAAGTTATAGTCTGATTCCTCTTTTTTAGGCCATCTTTGCTTGTACTCATCTTTCGTCAACTTAACGCGCACTGTCACATGACGCGCATCGCTGTAATCGGGCAATTGGCTGTTCTTGTCAAAGTAAACAGATAAAGGGTCTGTTATACGCTCAATACAAATAATCTGATTAAAACTGTCCTCGGCTTCGTACTCAGTTTTAACACGCCATGCACCAAATCCGAAACAAGCCGTATTCTCGACCGCAGTATCATAAGCAAAGTCAGCGTTACTTTCATTTTGAATAGCACGAATCAAACCATCATAAATCGCTGCAATATCTTCATCGCCATCTTCGCCAGCGTGGACTTTAATGCTCGGCTTGTTTTGACGTGCATCACCCACAATCTGGTCGATAAATGCAGGCAAACGGTTAATTGTTTGGATAGGCCGTCCCGACATTTCACGACCTTTGCGGATTAAATCAGGCCATTGGTCACCAGCAGCAAAACGCTGGTCATCGCGCATCAGCTCACGTTCTTCGCTTTTTGCTTCAATATCCGCTTTGATGTTGTCGCAATACTGCGTGTATAAATCCTGGTCTTTCATGTTGTCGTCTCGACAATAAAGTAATTATTAACCCATCCAGCCATGTTGAACGTAAGCCTTTTTTATCGGCTTATGCTTTACTGATTCTTTAAACGCAACAGCCATATACCTAAACGCATCACAGCCATGACTAGACCAATCATGCGCTGGAATGTTTCGTCGGTTGCCGTTCTTGTCTGTTTCGTAGTGATAATACTCTAACGCTTTTATGCCTTCTTTGCACTTGTTCTCATCAATCCACACGTTCGGCATAGCCATACGCACCGCGTTGATACCGTTATCAATACCAATTTGCGGCACTATCTCGACACGCAAGCCAAAGCCCTCGACAATCTCTTGTATGGTCTTGCCTGTTGCTAAATTGGCATGACGACCATCGTGTGGTAGATAATGACGCTCGAAAACATAAGGCTTGCTTTGTATAAGTCGGACATAATGGTCAATACTCTTTCGGTTGTCTTCAATGTAATCAATGACGCGGTACTGCATCGCCACCATTTGCACAAACCATATCGCAGTGCTATCACCAAAACCCAAATCCCAAAAAGTATAAACTGGCTTGCTTGGCTCGTAAGGTACGTTAGAAATACGTCCATCATCGCGCATCTTTCGCATCTCATCCATGTAAACAGCACCGTCTAATACTTTTAGACAATGGCCTTCCCAAACCCACAAATACTTGTCTAAGTCGCGATCTTTTAAGTCGTTTTTCTCATCAATCAATTCTTGGCTTATGTACTTATTATCTGTCCAATTCATCTTGATAGATACGCAATTAGCAGGAGGATTACTTACAAACCTAACGTAAGTCGCATCATCATCAAACTTCGGATTAAAACTAATCCATATCTCGCTGTTGGCTTTTCTGATTGTTGGTACAAGCACATCCCAAGACATATCGCTAATTGCCTCGGCTTCCTCAGCCCAGCAAATATCAATACCTTCCATCGATTTTATTTTAGTGATGTTGTGCTTGATGCCTTCAAAGATAAACTCTGTACCGTTTATTTTGCTAAAGATGGTTGTATTTTGAATCTCATAGAATGATTGTAAGCCCAATGCTTCAATCTGTTGTGATAGCAGTTTGTGGACTGATTCTGCGATAGAGTTTTGAACTTCACGAACGCATAAAACGCGGAGCTTCTTGCTTGCGCCTAAAAGCAATAACGCTCTAGCCATCGACCAAGACTTTGATGACCCCCTACCTCCGTACAAAACCTTATAGCGTGACGGCTTGAACAAAAACTTAGTTTTAGGTGGGAATTTAGCGACAAGCTCACTCATCAAACTCCACCTTGATATTGATAGAGTGTTGAATCGGTTGTCCGTCTTTCCCTGTATGCTCTTGTGTAATTGTCTCTTTCCATCCAGCTTGTGTTTTTAAGAAAAATATCATGGCTGTGATGTTGCCGCCTTTGATTGACTCCATTAGTTTATTGGTCACTAATGCGAT